ACCCAATGCGCGCTCATGCCCGCGCCCGGAGCCGCCGCGCGCGCCGCACCCGGCGTCAGCGTGGACCACGTGTTCGCCGAGATCGAGTAGCGATACAGCGTGACCGCGTTGTTGCCGAGCAGGTAGAGGAAGTCGTCGTTCCCTTCGATCGCGTACTGCGACGTGGCGTCCGGCGTCGTCGTCCACGTCGCGACGGTCAGCGTGTCGGCCGTGTTCGCGGTGATCGTGCGAATCTGGCCCGCGCCCGTGCCCGCCGTGATGCGCACCTGCGAGTTCACCCACTGCGACGCCGTCCACGTCTTGCCGGTCTGCACCAGCGTCGTCGTCGTGGCGCTCGTCGCCGTGCCGGTCGCAAACGACCGGAACGCGCCGTCCACGATCGAGGGCGTCGCGACCATCTTGGCGTCCGTGCCGAACGAAATCGGCATATTGGCGAGCGTCGTCCAGGTGTTCGTGGCGTAGTCGTACTTGCGGAACGACGCGGCCGCGGTCGAGCCGTTGACGCCGACGTACCACACGGGCGTGAGCAGCCGGTACACGGTGGACGCGGTGAACGCCGACGCCTGCGTCGCGACGGTGATCGTGGCGTTGGTGGTCACGGTGTTGCTCACGATGTCGAGCACCGCGCCTGCGTTCGGCCCCGCAAGGATGTGGACGCGATAGCCGCGCAGGTCGCGCGCGAGCGTCTGGTTCGTGACGATCGTTGAGGTCGTGCCGCCCGTCGCGGTGAGCGACGCCGCCGCCGTCGTGGTGCCGGTGCTCCACGCGCCGGCGACCCCGGACGTGCCCGCGCCAACCGCGGCGGCGAGCGCGGCGGCGGGGAGCGTGACCCATCCGTCCTCGGCCGGGTTGTAGATGTACGATTCGTTTTGCCCGCGGAGGTACATCTGCTGCTGGCGGAAGTGGCGCGACGACGAGATGAACGATCCCACCACGGTCGCGGCAGGCAGCGGCGCGCAGAACTCCCAGCGCTTGAGGTCGAGGATCTTTCGGTTGCCGTTGGTGGTGGGCATGTCAGGTCACCGTGATGTTTGCGCGCAGGCCGTCGGCCTGCAGGTGCAGAAAGGCGGGAACCAGGTCTTGGGCCGCGAAGCCGCCGAACTGCAGAGAGTTGGTGACGTTCCAGACACCAGACTGCGCCGCGTTGACGCCGGGAGTGCCGCTGATCGTGGCGGTGACCTGCAGGTTTGCAGCCGTCGCCTGCCTCGCCTCCATGATCGGCTGGCCCGATGTGTTTGGCAGCGCCATACCGATGGTCCGCGTAAGCGAGCCGACCGCGAAGCGCAGCGCTTCGACGGCCTCGATCAGCTCGCCGTAGCCCGCGTCTACGGGGAGCGGATTGTTCTGGCCGACATCGGCCGCGGTCTTGGCGTCATCCGCGCCTGCGAACGTGAGCAGGCCGACGGCCTGGGCCTGGGCAGTCTCGCCGGAGTACACGACCTCGCGCGTGGCGACCTTGCCTGAGGCTGCTGGTAGGGTAACGTTGTCGGGCATCGCGTCCTCAGAAAGTCACGGTGACGCGCGGCTGCGCGGAGTTGGCGGTGATCGCGAACACGGTGGCGGCGGACAGCGTGGGGATGCCGCCGCCGGCCGCGACGGGGACGAGGAGGCGGCGGGGGGCGAAGAGTTGCCAGGGGTTGGCCGTCAGCCGCGTCATGACGGCGGCAGGCAGTGCCTCCCGCCACGCGGCGACGAGATACACCGAGCCCTGGCCCTGTCGTGTCGTCACGTCGGGTCTGCAACCGATGCCAAGCGTTCCCGCGTGCGCAACGCGCGAGCCAGAGGGCGCGGCGTTGACGGTCAGCGACCGCGCGGCGCCGTTGATGTAGAGAGCCGGCGTGTTTGCCTCGGACGACGCATCGTGGGACAAGCCGACAACCGCAGCCCTCTCAGACGTTGGGACGGCGTACACCCAACTGGCTCGACCGCTGCCGACAAACGTGGCGCCGTAGTCCAACGACACGCCGTCGAAGAACAGGTCGTAACCGTTGGCTCCGTCGAACGTGCTGACGATCCGGCCGAGGCTGCTGCTGCCGCCCCCCCGCAGCTCGGCCACAACCAGCACGGAAAACGCCGCGGCGTCTGGGAACGCGTGCAGCACCTGCCCCGACCCGGAGCCCGTGAACTCAAGGCCGCGCCCGTACAGCCCTGCGATCTCGGAGACGCCGGACGTCGTGTACGTGGACACATCGCGGCCAGACGCGAGGTTCCGGCGCCCGTCCGACGCGCCCACGAACGCAGGGCGCAGCGCGCTGGACACTGGCGCCGCAAACTGCGGCTGCCTCGTCCACTGCTGATACCTCACCCGAGTCGGCATCGTCGTCGCTCAGTAGTACGCCGGGAGGATGTGCATGGCGTGGTTGCCGGCGGTCGCGTTCAGTGCGACGCCGCTGTTGTGCGCCACGAAGAAAGCGACGTCTTTCGGCGGGTAGCCGAACAACGCGGCGACATCCTGCGGGCCGAACGAGTGCGGCACGTTGCTCAGGCTCGCCGCCACCGTCATGCTCGACACCAGCCGCGCACCTGCGAACAGGATGTCGCGGCTGCGGATCGTGAACCCGCCATCAGTGCCCGCGTAGCTCGTCGTGAACAGATCCGGCCAGGTGCTGTCCGCCCTCTGCGCAAACGCCCACACCTCGATCACGCCGGCCGTCGTCGTCGCGCCGACCGTGATTTGGCCGGCGAGCCCGATGATCTCGTCCTTGTTGGTGGCGTTGCTGTAGCTCGTCGAGCAGCGCCCGACCGTCAGGCCGCTGGACGACGCCAGCGAAGCCAGCGTGATCGTGAGCGCCGATGACGCGCGGTAGGTGTTGAGACTCACGCGTTACTCCAGTCGGCCGTCGGTTATGGCCACCCACACGGCGGTCCGGTCCACCGGATCTGGCACCTGCGCCAGCGACGCCAGCGCGTCAGCGTGCTGCGCCTGGAACGTCACGCCGGCCGCGATCTCAACGCCGACAAGCTGCTGCAGCGTGGCGCGCACCATGGCGCTGTCCAGGCGCAGGCGGCCCTGCTCCAGCAACGGCTTGACGTGCCGGTAGGTGAGCTGCGTCTGGATCAGGTCGAGCAGCGCGTTGCCCACGCTGAGGCCTAGCACCTCGAGCACGGTGCCATTGCCCACCTCGCGCGCCACGTAGCGCGTGCGGCCGGCAGACAGCGCGGTCACCAGCGCGTCAACGTCACGCGCGTCGGCCAGCGCCTGCAGCGCCGAGTCGGCGGCGATGGCCGCCTTGATCTGGTCCACGGTCATGCTCACGCCGTCACCTCGCCATGTAGCTCTGCGCGACCGTGATGCGGTGCTCGGGACGCCGAAACCGCGGCCGGCCGGCCATTCGGAGGGCCGTCTCTACAAGCTCGACGCACTGCCAGCGGCGGGGGCGCTCCAAGGGCTCGCGCAACACGAACCCGGCAATCGCGCCGTAGTCGTAGCCGCAGCCGATCTGCTCTCGCGCCCAGGCGATGGCGGCGGCGGGCTCGGGTACATCGACGCGAACGCGCGTGTGCGCGCTGTAGCGGGCCATGAACTCGTCGGCCGGCGTCTCGACCACGCCTGCAAACGCCCGCGCCTCGATGACCGTGCCGTCGTCGGTGAGCAGGCCGCAGTGGCTCCACTGGTCCCACCAGCTCGACGCCCGGATCAGCCAGCCGCCGACGGTGCGGCTGCGGGAGTAGACGACGTAGAGGTGCGCTGCCATGGGCGCAGTCAGCTGCGATCAGCGCGCCATCGCTTCGATCGCGGCGCCGGGCGCGGTCGCATCGCCACTGGCGTCGGACCGCGCGGCCTCTACGCTGGTGCGCTCGCCGGCCGCGAGGCGCGCGTCGATCTTCGCCCGCAGGTAGGCGCGCCGCTCGCGCAGCTTGTCGATCTGGCGGCCCAGGCCCTGCGACACCTGCACCAGCTGCTCGAGGCTCATGTCGGCCAGGTTGACAGAGAAGGTCGTGCTCCCGTCGGCGTTGGTCGTGACTTCGTGCTGCATGCTGTCCTCCGGTCAGGTGTTGGTGATGCGCAGCGTTGAAGCGTTCAGCGTGAACGTGCCGGCGCTAGTCACGACGTCCGAGCCAAAGTCGTTGACCACAATCAGCTCGTCGGCCGCAGCCGCGCCGCCGCGGCTTTTGTAGTACACCGCTTTGCGCGCCGTGATCGTGCTGGCCGGCCACGTCGTCCCGCCCAGGCTGATATCCAGCCGGTCGTTGACCGTGTCCAGCGTCACCGTCACCGTGACCGTGTTCCCGCCTGCGGTGTAGCCGTGTCGAAGTCGATCGATCCGCGAGCCCACAGCTCGAGCGCCCGGTTGTAGATCAGCGAAGGCATGCCGTGCTCCTGGTAGAAGAAAGGGGCGCCCGCGCGCCCCCTCCGTGATGGGCCTACTGCGTGCCGTCAGCTATCAGCTGAACGCCAGGCCGCGGATGGCGGCAGGGCGGCCGCACACCATGCGCGGGTGCGTGGCGATCGCCACCTGCATGGCCTTGGTGCCAAGCGCGTCGGTGACGGGCTTGCTGCCCATGTAGTAGGGCTGGCCGAGGCCGCCGGCGCCCACCGACTCCATCGTGTCGTTCGGCGCGAAGGCCTGCCAGAACGTGTCGGGCACGCCCAGCGGGAACGCAACGGCCTTGTTGGCGGTGATGGCCACCGAAGCCGTGCCGCGGTAGCGCTCGAACGTGACGCCGCCGAAGCGGAAGTTGTCGATGTCCTTCAGTCCGGCGCGCAGTTCCGCCGCGGCCGTGAAGTTCAGGTAGGTGTCCCGCACGGCCTTGTTCTCGATCAGCGCCGCCCAGAAGCCGTCGCTGCAGAAGCAGTGAATGCCGCTGAACTCCAGGCCGTCGAGCGCGCTCTCGATCGGCACGACGATCTTGTTGAAGA